GTTGCCCCCTATGTTATTGAGCCAATGAACTGCCTTGCGCTGCGTGAGTACGATGCGGTGGTGTTTGTTGGCCCGGCGCGAACGGGTAAAACCATCGGTCTGGTGGATGGCTGGGTCGTATACAACATTGTCTGTGACCCGTCAGATATGCTCGTCGTTCAGATGACCGAAGAGAAAGCCCGCGAGCACTCAAAAAAGCGTCTGGCACGAACCTTCCGTGTCAGTCCTGAGGTAGCAAAACGCCTTAGCCCGTTGCGAAACGACAACAACGTGCACGATCGTACTTTTCTGGCGGGGAACTATCTCAAGATTGGCTGGCCCTCCATCAACATCATGTCCTCGTCAGATTTTAAATGCGTGGCGCTGACGGATTATGACCGTTTCCCTGAAGATATTGATGGTGAGGGGGACGGTTTTACCCTGGCTTCCAAACGTACCACCACCTTTATGTCTGCCGGTATGACCCTAGTGGAGTGTTCGCCTGGCCGGGACATTCGCGACAGTAAATGGCGTCGCAAGTCTCCCCATGAAGCGCCCCCCACGACTGGCGCGCTTTCTCTTTACAACCGTGGGGATCGCCGCCGCTGGTACTGGCCATGCCCGCATTGTGGTGAATATTTTCAGCCAGCGATGGAGGCGATGACCGGCTACCGCGATGAGCCTGATCCGGTGAAAGCCAGCGAGTCGGCCCATCTGCTTTGCCCGCATTGCAACGGCATTATCACGGCAGACAAAAAGCGCGAGCTGAACGGGGTGGGAGTCTGGTTGCGTGAAGGCCAGAGCATTGACCGTGACGGCAATATTTCCGGCGAGCCTCGCCGTTCGCGCATAGCATCGTTCTGGATGAAAGGACCCGCAGCCGCATACCAGACTTGGGCGCAGCTGGTGTACAAGCTGCTGACAGCTGAGCAGGAGTACGAGGCGACAGGCAGCGAAGAAACCCTGAAGGCGGTAATCAACACCGACTGGGGGCTGCCGTACCTGCCGCGCTCTGCCAGCGAACAGCGACGCGCAGATGCGCTAATGTTGCGCGCAGAAGACTACGGTAAACGCCTGGTCCCACCCAAAGTACGTTTCCTGCTGGCGGCCGTCGACGTCCAGGGGGGAAAAAAGCGTCGTTTTGTCGTGCAGATTATCGGCTATGGCGAAAATGGCGAACGCTGGCTGGTGGACCGCTACAACATCCGCCAGTCGCTGCGCTGCAGTGAGCATGGTGAGGCGGAGCCGATCCATCCCGGCGCGTATCCTGAGGACTGGCAACTGTTGGTTTCCGATGTGCTGGAAAAAACCTATGCACTGCAATCTGACCCGGCGCGGCGCATGCCGGTACTGGCGATGGCCGTCGACAGCGGTGGTGAAGAGGGCGTGACCGATAACGCCTACAAATTCTGGCGCCAGTGCCGCCGTGATGGCCTGGGTAAACGCGTCTACCTGGTCAAGGGCGATAGTACAAAACGCCAGAAAATCATCACCAAAACTCACCCGAATAATACCGAACGCAGCGACCGTCGCGCCGACGCGCGCGGCGAGGTGCCAGTGTATCTTTTGCAGACCGACCTGCTCAAGGATCAGCTCAGTAACAATCTGGATCGTGAGACGGCCGGAGCCGGATATATCCACTTTCCCGACTGGCTGGGGGAGTGGTTCTACGAGGAACTGACCTATGAAGAGCGGGGCGCCGACGGGAAATGGCGTAAACCCGGGAAGGGTGCCAACGAAGCTTTTGACCTGTTCTGCTATGCCCACGCCGTGGCTGTCCTGCGTGGCTACGAAAAAGTACGTGACTGGGAGAATCCTCCGGCATGGGCTGCGGCGCAGGATCTCAACCCAAATATTCATGAAGGGGAACGCCCCCGGGAGTTAACCGTGAAAAAAAGCAAACCTGCTCAGTCACCTGTCCAGGCTAAAGCTGAAAAGGGTACCGAACTGTCAGGAAACTGGCTGGGTGGTTCCGGTAAAGGGGGCTGGCTGTGACGAAAGACGACATCTGGAAAACGTTGTTGATGGTTCGCCAGGCCTATCAGGATTCGCTGGATGGCAAGAGTATTTCTTTTACAGGTGTAAACGGACGCGCCATCACCAACCACGATCCGAAAGCGCTGCGCGACGAGCTTGAATACTGGGAGCGGCGCTGGCGGAAGGTCAACAGCCGCGGCGGTTCGTACAAACTCGCTAACTTTCTGTAAGGCGTTCTATGGGCATTCTTGAAAAAACACTGGGTGCGCTGGCGCCGGGGTGGGCGGCGGCACGCGCGCGTGATCGTCTCCGCCTCAATGCGTATGAAGCGGCAAGCGCGTCCCGCCTTCACAAAGCGAAAAAACAGAGCCAGTCAGCGGACACGTCGGTATTTGCCGCAGGCCAGTCCCTGCGGGAGCAGGCCCGCTGGCTGGATGAAAACCATGATCTGGTGATTGGCCTGTTCGACAAAATGGAAGACCGGGTAATTGGCGCGCACGGTATACATGTAGAGCCGCAGCCTCTCGATCTGGATGGCAACCTTCATTCCGATTTCGCCGGGCAGCTGTCGGCGCTCTGGGCCGAGTGGTCCGTACGTCCTGAGGTGACCGGCATGTTTACCCGGCCGGAAGCCGAGCGCCTGCTGCTGCGCTCAGCACTACGTGACGGTGAAGTGTTTACGCAACTGGTCAGGGGGAATGTGCCGGGCCTGCAGCATGCCACGCAGGTACCGTTCTCCCTGGAAATGCTGGAGGCGGATTTTGTACCGTTCAACCTCAACAGCACCGCAGGCCAGCAGGTGCGTCAGGGCATCATCGTGAACGAGTGGGGGCGTCCCGTTGGCTACCGCGTTTACAAATATCATCCTGCAAACATGACGCGGTTCAGCGCCGACCTTAAAACTGTGTCTGCCGAGAACATGCTTCACCTGGCGCAACGGAAGCGCCTGCATCAGCTGCGCGGCATCAGCCTGATACACGGTGTAATTACACGGCTGTCGGATATCAAGGATTACGAAGAGAGCGAGCGCGTGGCCGCCCGTATTGCCGCCGCGCTGGGGTTCTATATCAAGCGTGGCGATGCGCAGTCTCTTGGCGATGAAAATGAGTTTTCAACGCCTGGCGGCCAGCGTCACTACGATATTGCGCCGGGGATGATTTATGACGATCTCAAGCCCGGCGAGGACCTGGGCATG